AGCGCGGCAATGAACCCGCAGGTTCAGAGTAGGGGGTCAACCATCATCATCGAGTCTCTAAAGCCCCTCACTGTCCCTATCAAGGACATCCGCGAGGACCCGAGGAACGCCAGGTCGCACAACGACCGCAACCTTGCGACCATCAAGAAGTCGCTGGAGACTTACGGCCAGCGCAAGCCGATTGTCGTCAACGAAGTCAACGGCATCATCGAAGCCGGCAACGGCCTGTACCGGGCGGCGGTAGCACTCGGCTGGAAGGAAATCGCGGTCGTCTACGTCAAGGATGACGAGGATTACGCCAAGGGGTACGCGCTAATCGACAATAAAAGCGCCGATCTGAGCGCATTCGACCTCCCTACATTGCGCGATGTTCTCGGCGAGCTCGACACCGGCGCCTTCGACCTCGACGCGACGGGCTTCCAGCGCCACGAAATCGAGATGCTGATGACCGGGGTCCACCAAGAGGATGAGCAAGGCGAAGGTGGCGGCAAGAAACAAGTCACTTGCCCTGACTGTGGGAGCGTCTTCACACCGGAGTAACAATGCACGGACCTAAGCCAACGCCCTCGGAAATCAAGCGCAAGACCGGCAATCCCGGACACCGCAAGTTGAACGACCGCGAGCCGATAGCGCCCAATGGCGTCATCGCGTGCCCGCAATACCTGACCGGGCCTGCAAGGTCCGAGTGGTTCCGGCTGCGTCCTATCCTCGAAAGGATGGGCACGTTGAAGCCCGTCGATAGAAACATCCTCGCGGCCTACTGCCAAGCCTTCGGTCGGTACGTCGAGGCCGAGAAGGTGCTGAAAGAGAAAGGCCCGTTGTACCGCACGAAGTCGGACAACGTCATCACAAGCCCGATGTTGTGGGTGTCCAACAAGGCGGTCGAGCAGATGTTGAAACTCGGGGCTGAACTGGGCATCGGCGCGGCTACACGTTCAAGGGTACAGGTCGAGAAAGAGCCGTCACTTGACGACCAGCTTGAGGGGATACTACGAAGCCATTGACACACGAAAGGCTGACAGGGCCGTCAAGTTCATCAAGAGTCTGCCCCACGTAAAGGGCAGGTGGGCAGGCAAGCGCTTCGGTCTGCTGGACTGGCAGGAGTCAATCACCCGTGACGTATTCGGCACTGTAAGGCCGGACGGCAGACGGCAGTACCGCACCGTCTACATCGAGGTACCAAAGAAGAACGGCAAGACCGAACTCGGCGGCGCGTACTCGAACTACATGCTCTTTGCCGATGGCGAGATCGGCGCGGAAGTCTATTACGCAGCGGTAGACAGGGACCAGGCGGCGCTCTGCTACAACGTCTCGGCGCAAATGGTCGAATGGTCACCGGCGCTTTCAAGACGGGCGAAGGTCATCCGCTCGACGAAGCGGATATGGGTGCCAGAGACGGGTTCATTCTCAAGAGTCCTCTCCGCGGACGTGCCGAACAAGCACGGCATCAACCTGTCTTGTGGAATCATCGACGAGCTGCACGCGCATCCTTCACGAGACTTGTACGACATTCTCTCACAGGAAGGTGGCGCTGGTGTCGCGCGAGAACAACCGCTCTGGTTCATCATCACCACGGCGGGATATGACCGGAATAGCATCTGCTGGGAGTTGCACGAACACGCACGACAGGTTATCAACGGGACGGTCGAAGACCCGTCATTCTATGGGGTCATCTACGGCGTACCCGAAGATGCCGATTGGGAAGACGAAAACGAATGGGTCAAAGCTAATCCTTCAATCGGCAGAATCTTCACCCTTGACGACCTGAGAGAAGACTACCTCCGGGCGAAAGGGAACCCGCGAAAAGAGAACCTATTCCGGCGGCTCCGGCTGAATCAGTGGACCGCATCGGAGACGCGCTGGTTGGATGTCAAAGTTTGGGATGAATGCAAGGCGTTACTCGGGCTGGAAGGGAAGGACTGCTACAGCGGTTTGGACCTTTCGAGTACCACCGACCTGACAGCCTTCTCGATGTGCTTCCCGGACGGCGACGAGTACCACATCCGTGCTCACTTCTGGCTCCCGGCTGACAATATCAATGACCGCGAGAAGCGCGACAGGGTTCCCTATCAACAGTGGGCGCGGGATGGCTGGCTGACTCTCACTCCGGGGAATGTGGTTGATTACGACTACATCATCCGGGACATGGTCGAGTACCGGGCGCAGTACAGAATCAACGAGGTTGCCTTCGACCGCTGGGGGGCTGAGAAGCTCCGGCAACAACTGACCGACCTCGGCTTTGTCATGGTCGAGTTCGGTCAGGGCTACAAAAGCATGTCCCCGCCGACCAAAGAGTTCGAGCGGCTTGTTCTCTCTCAGAAGTTGCACCACGACGGCAATCCGATACTTCGCTGGAACCTCGATAACACGATAGTCACCACCGACTCGGCGGATAACGTCAAGCCGGATAAGGCGAAGGCCACGCAGAGAATCGACGGCGTGGTGTCGTCAATCATGGCCCTGGATAGGGCATTGAGGCACGAATCAGGACCGAGTATCTACGAGACACAGGGGATAGACTTCCTATGAGTATACGTGACAGATTGACAAAGGGGCTGTCTCTCGTCTTCTCCTCGATAGGACAGACGTTCACACGTCCCTATTTCTGGACACACTCGGACCTCGAAGGCTACAGCACGAAGTCGGGCGTGGACCTTTCGCATAGCAAAGCTCTGTCAATCGTCTCGTATTACTCGGCGGTCACACTCATATCACAGACCATCGCGCAGCTTCCCTTGATTCTCTACCGACGCATGGAGCCTAGAGGGAAAGAGCGGGCATTCAGTCACCAGTTGTACTCGATTCTACACGACGAGCCGAACGAGTGGATGACGGCACGGACTTTCCGGGAGACACTGACAGGCCATGCTCTCACGTGGGGCAACGGGTTTGCTGAGATTGACTGGGATCTGTCCGGCGTTCCCGTGGTGCAAGGGCTCTTCCCTCTCAGGCCCGACCGCATGGAATTGGAATGGCGCGGCGGGCGAATCGTCTACAAGTACGCGACACCTGACGGACAACAGCACGAGCTACAGTCCTTCCAGGTCTTGCATATCCCCGGCTTCGGGTTTGACGGGATTCTCGGCTACGACCCGCTGACCATGCACCGTGAAGCCCTCGGGCTGACGAAGGCTACTGAGGAGTTCGGGGCGCGGTTCTTCGGCTCCGGGGCTTCGATGAGCGGCACACTCACTCGGCCAGTCGGCGCACAACGGCTGTCCGAGAACTCGTTGAAGATGCTGCGAGAGTCCTTCTCAAAGATGCACTCGGGGCTATCGAACACTCACCGCGTCGCAATCCTTGAAGATGGCATGACGTATACATCAATCGGCGTGCCCCCAGAGAACGCGCAATTCTTGGAGACGCGGAAGTTTCAGCGGGGAGAAATCGCGTCGATATTCCATGTGCCCCCGCACATGATTGGCGACCTCGAGCACGCGACATTTACGAACATCGAGCACCAGGGCATCGAGTTCGTCACGTACTGTCTCGGCCCGTGGCTCCGTGCGTGGGAGTCCGAGATACACCGCAAGCTGATTGCACCTACAGAGAAACGCTCCCTGTTCGCCGAGTTCCTTGTCGATGGACTTCTCAGGGGTGACACGCAGGCGCGGTATCAAGCCTATTCTGTAGGCCGGCAGTGGGGCTGGCTGTCTGCAAACGACGTGCGCGAGCGCGAGAATATGAACCCCGTCGAAGGCGGGGATTCCTACATGGTGCCGCTGAATATGATGGACGCACAGATGGCAATGGCGGCACTGCCTCCGGCAGAGAAAGCGCTGCAACTGAAGGCGGGCACCGACCCCGCTAACCGACGGGCGGCGGTACTCCGGGCGACCCTGACCGAACGCTACCGGCCCCGGTTCGTCGAAGCAGCGCAGAAGGTCGGAAAGTGGGAAGTCTCGCAGGTCCGCAAGGCCGCAAAGACACACCTCGGCACCAAGGACGCACTCACCTTTGACGCATGGCTTGACCAGTTCTACGACTCCGACTTCAAGACCTACGTCGTCAAGCACATGACGCCGGTTATGACCGCGTTGGCCGAGGCCATCTGGCCGTTGGCCGCATCGGAGACAGGCAACAAAGACCCGCTGGATGAAGCGAAGCTGAAAGCCTACATCGACGGGTTTGCCGACCGCTATGCCGAGGTTCACAGGTATCAGGCAACGGAAGCGGCGAAGACTGAGACTGTCAAGGACATGCTCGAAACGTGGGGCGACGTCGCGGCGCAGAAAGTCGCGGACGCTGAAAGTGTCGGACTGTCAAACACGATTGCAAAGCTGGCATTCGGTGTCGCCGTCACTCACTACACATGGCACGCGATAGGCGCAGAGACATGCCCTATCTGCGAGGAATGGGACGGCGTGAAGGTCACGACGATGAGTCCACCTCTTCACGACGGCTGCGTGTGCCAGCTAGGACCGGGATAATGCCACTACCGAAGCCGGGCGACGAAACACGAC